CGCATACTTCATCACCATGGCTCGGCTCTTGTGCCCGGTAATTGCCTGGACCTCATCGTCAGTGGCACCCGCAGCCGCAAGCTGCGACGCGGCAGTATATCGCCATCCATGGATCGTGAACGGCAGTGCGCCGATCTGCGCGCGCAGGGCACGGATCGCCGCGGCGGCGGAATGATAGTTAACCGGCGCGCCTTTCGGTCCGGCGACGATGGTCAGGTTCCGAAATCGAAGCTGCGCCAGATACTCACGGAGTCGGGGTGTGAAGGGTATCCAGAGCGCGGTCTTGGTCTTGCCCTGGCGGACGGCGATGCCGTCACCGTCGATGTGATCCCATCGCATTTTCAGCAAGTCGCCGATTCGCTGTCCGGTTCCAATCGCAAGCTCCATGATCGTCCTCGGCATGCTGCCGACGGGCGCGGCGGCCGTGAAGGCGTCGATCATCTCGTCCGGCCACGGCTTGTGCAGATCCTCGCCTTCCGATTTCAGCAGCCGAATGCCCTTTGCCGGATTGTGCGTGATCCAGCCCAGATCGATGGCCTGTTCGAAGAGGACCGAAAGAACCTGAACGATGTAGTTGGCGAAGCGCAGACGCTCGCTGTTCTCCGACTGAGCCCGAATGATGTGCCGACGCTCCATCCTGGCGGGCGGCAGAGCCCCGAACGTCGCCTCGGCCCATTCCAGCACCTTCTCGTAGTCCTTCCGCGTTCGGGGCGCGAGACGCCGCCAGCGGGGGCCCTCGCGATACTCTGCGATCAGCCGGCGGAATGTTCGTCCGGTTTCCTTGATCGGCATGTGACCGCGTTTGGCAGCCGCATAGCGTTCTAGAAAATCCTCGGCGTCCGGAGGCGGAAGAGCAATGCGATCCCCCGCCCGCTCGAAGTACCAGTAATCGCGGGCGCGCCCGCGTTTCCGGACAAGGTAGGGAAGGTCAGTTTGCTTCACGGCGGAAACTGAGGCTATCGAAAGCCTGCGCGCCTTGCTCTGCGGGTGCGGTGTCGATAATGATCCGGCGTTCCTGGACGTCGACCACCACCCGGAAGACCTGCGCGCCACCGCGCAGGACGGACTTCACTGCGCGTTCGATCTCGCTCGCTCGGATGGATGTCGTCATGGTCTTTTGCGCCCCTTGTTCGCCGCGGTCGGGATTGCCCGACGCGTCATCATTGCCGGTTTCGGATTCAGGTCCACTGCTGCAAGCCCTTTCTTTCTTGTATTTTTCCGGGGTTGGCACGGTTCACCAGCTGCCCTGCGTCCGCGCGGCCAGGACGGTCGCAGCAACCTTCGCCGGTGCCCGGACAAGGACCGAGAGGAGCGCGACCGTCAGGATCAGGGCGAAGCAGGCAGACGCCCCTGAACGCCATGCTCTCCGGCGCGCCGCCCCCTGTACGGTCAGCGTCCGACCGCCTTGAGCCTCCAAGATCGTCTCGCCCATGCTTCACCCTTGCCGCACACCTTGGGGCGAAGATGAATTGGATATTTCCAATCCGCAAGAGCCTTCTTTGTAAATTTCCTATTTCCATGCCCGCTCTGGTTGTGGCAAAGAGGCACTTATGGGGGGATTCGCACGTGGAAAAATGGGAAATAACCGGGTCGGACCTGCCGACTCAGCTTGCTGCGCTGGAGCGTCGCGAGCTTCTGGAGCTTCTGGAGCTGCTGTGCGCCCTCAGGGCCTTCCGGCGAGGTCTTTCCACGCCTTTGCCGTCGCCACCAGACGCTTGCGCTCCTCCGGAGGCAGGTCCTGATAGAGCTGTGCGATCTCCGCCCTGAGGTCAGGTTCCTGGGGAATATCGAACAGTTGCAAAAGGTTGATCTCGAGCGCCGTGGCGATCTTGGTGATCGTGTCGAGGCGCGGATTGCGGCTCTTGCCCGACAGAATGTCGTAGACGCCGGTCGGGTTCGTTCCAGCGGCACGGGCCAGTTTGGCCGAATCTATCCCGCGCACGGCCATCCAGTGTTCGATGTTGCGGGCGACGATCAGGGCGACTTCTGTATGATCCATGCGTAGGACATAACCTATTCCGTGGCGTCACTGAATAGTAAAGTTGTGATTGTGTGAACTTAGGACATATCCTAAGTCTTGGCCATGGAACAGTCGTCCGCACCCGCTCATCCCGATCTGTTGACCGAGATCGAACGCTTCTGCGCGGAGCAGCGCATGTCGGTCACGCGCTTCGGCACCCAGGCCCTCGGCGATCCCGGCTTCGTGCATGATCTGCGGCTCGGCCGCGAGTGCCGTCGCCGGACCATCGAGGCGGTTCGGCGCTTCATAGCTTTCGGAGCGGACGAAGGCGATGCGCCCGTACCAGAGGCCGCCCAGCCATGAGCCACAAGGCCACCAACTGGGCCATCCTGCAGCGCGGGTTGAAGCCTGCGACCAAGCTGGTGCTGTGGTATCTCTGCGACCGGCACACGACGGACTACGGCTGCTTTCCGAGCCAGATTCAGCTGGCCGAGGATGCCGAACTGTCCTTGTCGGCCCTGAACGAGCACCTTCTGCGGCTTGAATCCGCCCGGCTGATCCGGCGCATCCGGCGGCTTGATCCGCGGACCCGGCGGCAGCAGTCGACCCGCTATATGCTCGCGTTCGAGGCCGAGTTTCATGAGGAGCCGACTCCGGAATCCGGACACGGGCCGGACGAAACAGACGCCGAACACTCGGGCAAGCCGAGTCCGGATTCCGGACACGGGCCGACTCCGGAATCCGGAACCGGGCCGACTCCGGATTTGGGCCCGCGCCGACTCCGGATTCCGGACACTAACTCTGTAAGAGAACAAGAAGAAGAAGAAGATGATGAACGCGCCGACGCGCGAGCGCGCTTCGAGCGGTTCTTCGACGAACTGCTCCGGACAGTGGGCCACGATCCCGATGTCTGGATTCCCGGTTGGTGGAAGGGCGAAACTGCCAGGGAACACGTCCGAGGCTGGATCGACGGTCTTGGACTTTCCGAAGACAGGATCATCGAAACTGCCGAGGCCTGGCGCAGAGATATCCCGGATGCTCCCGATGGACCGAAAGCGCTTGACCGGGCGATGGCCAGGGCCGCCGAGGCTGCCGCCCGGCGCAAGGCAGAAGCCACGAAGCGCCGCACGCCAGGCGAGGGCGGCAAGTCGACGAAGAGCGCCAAGGCCGATGCCCCGAAGCCCAGCCGCGAGGAAATCCTGGAGTTCTATGCCCGGTGCGTGAACGGCGACGGCTTTCTGCCGCAGATGGGCATCAGCACCTCCATTCGGCACGAAATGCTCGCGCGCGGCCTCGTGACCGAGGAGCGCCTTCGGGCGCGGGGGGCGTGACTGTGCCCGATCCTGCGACGACCAACGATAATGATCGCCCATTTCCCGTTCACCCGTCTCCCTGCCGAGGAAAAGTGCCATGAAGCCCGATCCGACCAAGCCGCCTGCGCCATTGCCAAAGCTCTTCGAGGGGCTGGTGACCCGGGACGACCTCGCCCTGCACCTCGGGATTTCCACCGACACGCTGGCGCGGTGGGAAGGACGGGGCACCGGGCCGACGAGCATCAAGGTCGGTCGCCGGGTTCTGTACAGGGCCGCTACCGTGAACGCCTGGCTGCGTGGCCTCGAGCGACCGAAGCCAGGCCAGGCGAAACCCGCGCCACGCCCCGGTGCGAAATGACCGAGGGTCGGAAGGCGCTGACCCCGCGCGAGATCGAGGATCGCTTCGAAGAGGCGGCGATCACCCTGCGCCGGCTGCCGAACCCGGCCGGCTCCGGCCCGCGAGGCTATGGCCAGTCCTGGCCAGACTACGTGCAGGAGGCCCAGCACGCCTATGGCTACACCGAGGTCCGGATCAGGATCGTGCCGACGGCGGCCGAGATCCAGCGCATGGACGAGTGCATCGACTGGCTGCGCTGGCTCGATCCGGACGACGCGAAGATCGTCTGGCTGCGGGCCGAAGGAAAAAGATGGCGGCAAGTCTGCATCCATGCCGGATGCGTCCGGCAGACTGCCTGGCGGCGGTGGGCAGCGGCCCTGCTGACGGTCGCCAAGCATCTGACAGCAAACGAGAAGCCGAGAGCGAAGCGAGTCGCCACTGCCTCCACATTGGGCACGCTGCTGTGAAGACCGACGCCGCATTCGACCGCAGATACCCGGCGCGAAACCCGCAAACCACGTCGAACATACTGCGCGACACATTCCGGCGTTTCGTCCTATGGAATGGATATGCTTCGGGAAGGTGCGCGCGGCTCAAGGAGTCCAGACGTCCAGCCCGAAGACCAGTGGCGCGGCAGACGCCTCGCTCCTCGCTATCCGGCCCTGCCACGGGCAGGGCGTTCGCTGCGGAAACGCGCCACTGGCGCGTTTCTGGATCGCCGCTCACCCCCCGCCTTGGTTCCACCCGGGCCAGATCGGTATGCGGGGGGCAGAGGCTCGCTAAGTCGCTAGAGACAAGGAAAAATTCCGGGTGCGCGCCCGGGTGCGCATCATCGGGTGCGCAGGTGCGCGCACCTCGGTCAGATCGGAATAGGGGCCCGGTGCGATGCGCCGGGCCTCACTTTTGGGGAGGTGCGCGGTGCAGATCGAGATGATGCCGACCGACCGGCTGGTGCCCTACATCCGCAATGCCCGGACGCATTCCGCCGATCAGGTGGCGCAGATCGCCGCCTCGATCGCCGAGTTCGGCTTCACCAACCCGATCCTGATCGGCGAGGATGAGGTGATCATCGCCGGGCATGGCCGGTTGCAGGCGGCGCGGTCGCTGGGTCTGACGGAGGTGCCGGTCATCGTGCTGGACCACCTCTCCGATGCGCAGCGCCGGGCGCTGGTGATTGCGGACAACCGGATCGCGGAACATGCGGGCTGGGACGAGCAGCTGCTGGCAGCCGAGATCGCCGCCCTGCGCGACGAGGCCTTCGATCTGGAGGTGATCGGCTTTTCGGAGGACGAGCTTCACGATCTGCTGGATGGCCTGGACGATCCCGCCGCCGACGGCATGGGGTTCGGCGGCGGCGCGCAGGCGGGTGGCGGCGATCAGGAACAGGCAGCGCCGCAAGCCGCCGCGCCCTCGGCCACACTGGCGGAGCGCTTCGGCATCCCGCCCTTCTCGATCCTCGATGCCCGCAAGGGCTGGTGGCAGGATCGCAAGCGGGCGTGGATCGACCTCGGCATCCGGTCGGAACTGGGTCGCGGCGAGGGCGACCGGGCCTGCCCCGGCGGCAGCCCGATGCCGGGCAACGGGTCGCGCAAGGACTACAAGCCCGGCGCGGCGAAGGCCTTCCATGATGGCGCGGTCCTCGGGAAGGGTGGTCTGTCGGATCAGGTCGCAGCGGCGGCAACAGCGCGCAAAGCGGGAAAGGCGGTGGCCCATGGCTAAGGGGTTGGCCCGGACCTTCGGGCAGGATTTGATGCGCGGTGAGCATGAGGTCGGCGGCGACAAGACCAACGGCGGCGTGCTGATGCCGTCGCATACCTCGGGTGATCCAAGCTTCTATGCCAAGAAACGGGCGAAGGAGGCCGAACTCGGTCGCGAGCTTTCCACCGAGGAATTCCTCGCCGATCACTACCAGCCCTCCGAGGCCCCGACAGCCTCGGGCACGTCGATCTTCGATCCGGTTCTCTGCGAGATCGCCTATCGCTGGTTCTGCCCGCCGGGCGGGACGGTGCTGGACCCCTTCGCGGGCGGATCGGTGCGCGGCGTCGTGGCCTCGCGTCTCGGGCTGTCGTATGTCGGCGTCGAACTTCGGGGCGAACAGGTTGCCGCAAACGAGGCGCAAGCCGCGCTGGGTGCGGGCCCCGCCCCTCGCTGGATCACCGGTGACAGCCGCGATATCGCCAGGCTGGCCCAGGGCGTCAACGCCGACCTGATCTTCTCCTGCCCGCCCTACTGGAATCTGGAAGTCTACTCCGACGATCCGGCGGACCTCTCGACCCTCGGCAAAGACGCCTTCTTCGCCGCCTACGCCGCCATCATCCGCGACACCGTCGCCCGACTGCGCGACGACCGCTTCGCCGTCTGGGTGATCGGCGACGTGCGCGATGCGGGCGGGTTCTTCGTCAACCTGCCTGGCCGGACCGTGGAAGCCTTCGAGGCGGCAGGTGCCAAGTTCTACAACGACGCGATCCTCGTCACTGCCGTCGGTTCGCTGCCGATCCGGGTCGGCCGCCAGTTCACCGCCTCGCGCAAGCTGGGCCGGACGCATCAGAACGTGCTGGTGTTTTGCAAGGGCGATCCCAAACGGGCGACCGAGGCCTGCGGGCAGGTCGAGTTTGGCGAGATCGAAGAGGAAGCGGGCGAAGAGGAAGAAGCCGAATGACTGCTCCGATCCTTGAGGTTCATCGCGGCATCACTGTGGTGCGAGACGATCTCTTTCCCGGCGGGACCAAGGCCCGGTTCATCGGCAAGCTGTTCGAGGGAGAGCGCGAAGCGGTCTACGCCAGCCCGCCAGAAGGCGGTGCCCAGACAGCCCTGGCCTTCACCGCCAGGGCGATGGGTCGCCGCGCGACGATATTCGTGGCACAGCGGGCCACGCCACATCCGCGCACCCTGGAAGCAGCCCGGCTGGGCGCGAAGGTGGTGCCGGTGTCGCCGGGATACCTGACCGTGGTTCAGAGCCGGGCGCGGGAATACTGCCGCAACACAGGGGCTTTCCTAATCCCCTTCGGCGCCGATTGCCCGGAGGCGCTGGAGATCATCGCCGCCGCTGCCCGCACGACTGGGCAGCAACCGGACGAGGTCTGGTGTGCGGCCGGGTCCGGCGTCCTGGCCCGCGGCTTGGCACTGGCCTGGCCGAAAGCCCGGCGACATGTCGTCCAGATCGGCCGGGAGTTGTCGCCAAAGGACGTCGCGGGCGCAACGATCCACGTCCATCCACGAAAGTTCGGCGAACGGGCGATGATCGCCGCACCCTTCCCGGCGGACCCGCATTACGACGCGAAGGCGTGGGAGATCTGCATTGCCAACCACAAACCAGGAAAGGTGCTGTTCTGGAACGTAGCGCCACTTGCGCGGGCGTGACCGCCCAGAGGAATGCAAGGAAGACAGCGCTTCAAACTTGACTACGGTCTCCCAAGCGGGCCACCTGAAGCAGTAGCCAACAAAAAAGGGGCGCGTTGTGGCCAACTCTATCATCCTCGATCCGCATTCAATTTTATTGAATCCCGACACGATAAACCTCCTTGAAGAGGTAGCGAATGCGACTGACCGCTTAAACGCTCTGAAGCCCTTTGGCGACGAGGCAAACCAACGGATCGTTCGCGAATTTCTCCCTGACCGTGTCACAGCCAGCCTAAATATTGAAGGAATCGCAGTAACCCGTCGCCAAACCCTTTTGATGATGGACTCAATGACCCTTTCCGCGAGCGGAACAAAGGAAGAGCGTGAACTTCTCAATGCGCTTCGCGCGGATGAGTTCGTTTATGAGCTTGCAACTGGAGAAGAGGACATTAGCGCCACCAGTATTCGTGAAATAAATAGAACGATCCTTGACGGAATAGTGCAGAACCCTGGTGGGTATCGCGAACAAAACGTTCAGATTTCTGGCGCAAGTTTCCAACCTCCAGACTTCATGAGTGTCATGCCTTTGGTTGCAGAAATGCTCTTGGCATTTCACTCTGCCGCCGACCTGCATCCAGTTCTGAGGGCAGCGTGGCTCCACGCTACGTTCACAAAAATTCACCCGTTCATCGACGGCAATGGACGAACCGGCAGACTTATCCAGGATTTCACGCTACTCAAAGGTGGGCTTTACCCTACCGGCATTCCTTCAAACCTTCGAGACGACTACTACGATGCCCTCGAAATGGCAGATGGCGGCGAGTGGGACCAACTCTGCCAAATGATCTGCCAAGTTGAATTGGGCTTGATTTCTCGCGTTCAGTCGATCGTGGATGAGATAAAATCTCGTGGGGCGTTTGTATCGCTTCTCGCAGCGAAAGCAAAAGAGAAGAAGACTGGTGCTCTTCACAAGCAGTATATTGTTTGGCGCCAGAGAATGGAAAATTTCGTGAACCTTCTCGTCAAGACCTGTGAAGAGGTTAATGGCGCAAGTGATGTCATTCAGGTTCGCACAGAGACTTATGATATTGTGACCTTCGAGAAGTGGAAAGCAATCTCCGATACAGGCAGATCGGAGGGCACCTGGGCAGCCAAGCAAACTTGGCTTGTAGACGGTGAGCCACTCTACCGAACCATACTTTTTTTCAAAAGGCACGTGTTCAGGCCCGACGAC